CAATCCCCGGCGGTAAAGGTGTCAAGTTCAATGCAGCTGGTGCAGAACCTTTAAGCGATCTTCACATCGTAAAAGACTTGGTATTTGCAAACTCACACGGCATCAATCCAGATACTCTCATCTTGGGCCGTGACATCTTTAGAGAGCTTGCCCGTAACCCAGAGATGCGTGGTTATGTAGGTGACGCTACTGCTGGTATTGCAAGTGGAAACCTTTTATTAAATGATGAGGCGATCATCCAAGTATTGCGTAACGTGCTTGGCATTCCTCATGTTTATGTTGGAGCCGCACGCCGTGAAACAGCCGTAGCCGGTGCCACATCTTCAGAGGGTTACATCTGGACAAGTGACCAAATCTTTATGGGAATTATGAAGGGTTCTGATGCAATTGTATCAAAGACAGGAAATGTTAAGGCAATGCCTGTAACCGCTCTAGACTTTGAATACAAAGACATGATTGCAGGACAATACGACTCACTTGATTTAATTCGGCGTTACGTATGGGCTGAATCAGTAAACGAGTTCAAGATGATTGATTCCTCCTTTGGATTCTTAGTGACTGATTGTCTATAAGAGTATTTTATGTTTTGTTGCTTAGGTGATCATTCACATGTGATGTTAGCTGAAAGTGTTGATGCTGATGAAAAAGCAATTCAAGACTTACAGAAACAATTAAAGAATCAACCTAAGCAACTCAGTGACATAACCAAAGCAAAGATCAAAGAACTAAAAGCAGAAAAAAAAGCAGCGGATCAATTTGAAAAAGTTTATTCCTCTTCATCAAAGAAGTTAGTAAAACAACTTGACGAACTACTAAAACAAACTGATCCTGCTGTATTATTGAATCTTCAAAAAGAAGAATTGATAGACCTTGTTTTACAAGGCGGATTTGCTGAATCAATAGAGGATTTTATTGAACAGCAAGATAAACTCATACAAGCAATAAATGAATCCTTAACAGTTGTTGACCCTACTTGGACACCTCTCTTTATTGATAATGAAACAGAGGCACTTAAGACTTTAACTGTGCAAAATGTTTTTGATGATATAGTAGTGCCAAGTGTATCAAAAAACATGAGAGATTCTTTATTGAGTATGGTTGTAGATACTCCCAAAGATCAAGCCATGAGCAACCTTGCTCAATCTTTGGAGCGTGGTGCGGGTTCATTAACAACAGAGGTTCGAACCAAGATTAGTCAATTTGGAAGATCTGTAAATATGATTGCAGCCGATGCCGTTGGAATGGATTTGTATTTATATACAGGACCAAAGGACGGGATAACACGAAACTTTTGTAGAGCACTTATAAACAAAGTGATCAGTAAAGATCAGATGAGTAAGCTTAATAACAATCAAGGTCTTTCAGTTAGATCCTCAGGCGGCGGGTATAACTGTCGTCACTCTTGGAGTCCTGTAACTTCTAACTTTGTAGAACTTGCAAACCTCAAGAAGGCAACCTCAAAAGATATTACAGATGCTAACAGTGGAGCTAAGAAAAGATGAGAAAAGCAGTATTAAATAAAACATACACTTTCGACTGGATTGCACCTAGTCCAATCTCAGGCACCCCGGTTCTGACTCTAGACAGTATCAATTATGATTTAAACCAATCAAGGTCAAACGCTACAGTCACATCCATTGCAAATGATCGTAGGACTTTGACAGTTGATAATCAAGCGACAGGTTTACAACGTGATCAGATGAAAGGTTTTTTGATTACCAATGGTGATACCTTTTACAATGTGACTGTAGTTCGTATTGTGGGAACCACTGCCATACTAGCCGAGCCTTTACCACGTGAGATTGATTTATCTGTAAGCGCTTCTTTAGAGTTTGCCTTGTGGTCTACAACCTTAGCCAATACAATCACAGTATTGACCACGGCTAACACATACCCATATCAAATCAACTATGTGACAGACCTTGGGGCGCTCACACAGTCTAAACAGGAAAAAGGTTTAATTAAGTCTACACCAAGACCTTTTGATACTGGATTGACTCACGATGATCTGGTGGCACTTTTTCCACAATTAGCAGACATGATTCCAAGAAGACAAAGCGATTATAAACCGCAAATCAAAGGCGCACTTGATGAGATTATTTTACAAGTTCGAGATGTGGTGATAGCAGATCATGTGACAGAGGATGAGGTTTTCAATCCTGAACAATTCCATTTAAGTCACGCATATTGCACTACAGCCATGATTTACGAGCAAAGCTTACAAATGGATATAGCTGAACAAATGCGACAAAGGTCACTTGATTTATTAGAGATTGCCTTGAGGTCTTTAGCCTTAGATGTAGATGGTGACGGTGTAATAGATGAAGGCGAACTTGATCGAAGAGAGACAGGCGGTAAGACTTCGGATTTTAGGGCATCTTATAAAGGCTATACTCGAACAAGTGACGATGCCTTCTTTACAGCCACAAGAGGCATGAAACATTAAATAGGAAGTAATTTCCTATTTGGAGGTAATATGCCAAGTAAAATAAAATTAAATCTTCCCAAGCAGATCTGGACCAAAGCGGACACCATGCGCCTCGCCATGGATACACTTGCATCTATAAAATTGAGAACAAGCAGGGGCATAGATGCAAATGGTACAAAGTTCAAACAGTATTCAAAGAAAAGAATATATATCTCTTTAGATAAAGGCACAGGGGCAAGATTAAAACCTAAAGGCGGTGTATTGAGTAGGACGGGTAAAACCATGAGGTTTGACGGTGGATACAGAGAATACAAGAATCTTTCTAGAAAAAGGGGTACTGTACCAGGTCAAACAGACAGTGCAGAGGTTGACCTAGTTCTTTCAGGATCACTTATGAACAATCTAGTAATTTTAAAAGCTACACAAACCCGCTTTGTTATTGGCTTAACTAATAATGTGAAATACTATGGATATGCAGTAAATAAAAAACGTGAGTATCTTGGTCTTTCTCCTGATGATGTAAGATTGATTATAGTCACAGCACGTCAAACCATAGCCGATAAGTTGAGCAAATAATGAGTCAAGGAATATTCAAAGCACTAGAAAAACTTGAATCCATGATTGAATCAATTACACCTAAGACGGATTCACACCATGGTTTTGTTGCCATTGCCACGGGTACAGGAAGAACACAGCCTTTAGAGACTCGAACAAATAATACTCGATACTTTGAACTTGATACTATAGGATTTGCTTCTGATGATGGAGAGGCGGGTTTAAGTGGCAGGAAAAGAACCTCTATTGAATTGAGAGTAAGATACGATATACCCCAAGATTTAGGGTTTTTAAAACGTCTAATAAATGAAGATGCTTCAAAGTTGATTGATACTTTGAAAGGTCCAAACTATGATTTAGTTAATACCGGTATAGTCTCACTTATACCTGGTTCACCCACAACGGAAAACATTCAAGATTTAAATGGTGTAATAGATGCAATTATCCTTTTACTACCATTTGATCTCTTATACTTGGAGGATTAAACATGAGCGTCACACACAGATCAATAGGCGTTATTAATGAAACTACATTTGGATCTTTGGATCCTACAACAGGACTACCCTCAACCTCTGGATTGACTTTTGTATCAGTGCCTTGTGAACGTGATCCCATCGTGATTTATGGCGAACCCGTGGCATCAGAGCGAAATGATGCCCGTGACGGTTCCTATGGTTTACCACCTGAGCCAGACACAGTTTTTTCAAGTGGATCACGTGTAAGAAGGCGGACCGGTCAAGTGGTGATTCAATTGGATTTGACTACCATTGGAACGGTGGCAGATAATTATGATACAAATTATCTTGGTTATCTTTTAGGTGCAGGTTTTAAAACTGCTAAACATTCATTTACTTCTGATAATCCTACGGGTGTAAGTAATACAAATTCATTTACACCTACAGAAACTAACACTAATTACGCAATTGGTAATTTATTGGGTGTTGAGGTTGCAGGACGTGCAGAGTATACAGCGGTCACCGATAATGATGATTCGGGTAAGATTTCAATCTCACCCGCTCTTTCTGCTTTGACTACTTCTGACACAATAAGAGCGTTACAAACATGGTATCCAGGATCTCGAACTAATACCGGCGAAAAGGTTGCAAGTGTAGCCTTTCAAGTCAATGGTGTAAACTTTAAGACCAATTGCTTTGGATGTGTTTTAGAATCTGTATCTATTAGTTTAGATAATGGGCGGGTCATGGCTGAATTAACATATCAATCTGCATGTATTCAAGATGATCATGGTAATGCAGTTGGACCAATTGAACCCTCTTATAATACAGGGGCGCCACCTTTTTTCCGTGGTTCTTATGTGGTGATCTCAACCACTTCACCTACATCATTAACCAATGCAAGCACAGCGGGTGACAAACTTGCTCGAACTAAACTTGACTGTGAAGACTTCACCCTTACAATCACAAACACTTTGACACCTCTTGGTCACTCTGATTCTATACTTGCCATGAATGGAATGGAGATTTCTGATGTGGATGTAGAGTTAAACTTGACTTTATCCACAGTCAACACAACTATTAATCAAGATTATTTTAATCGAACAGTGAGACAAGTATTAGTTGGAACTGGACCAATAGGTAACGGTTTGGGTTGTGCTTTTATGTTGCCTAGTGCATATTTATCCAATGACCCAAGCGCCTATGATGTAAGCGGTAACGACATCGTACGGCAAACATTGACATATAAACAAAGTCGATTCGGTGGCGATGTGTCAGAAAGTGGCGCGGCAAACTCACCCCTTAGAATCGGTTTAGGAGTTTAAGGTATGGCTATTTCTTTCCTAGTATCCTCAGATTCAACCATGGATATATACTTATCTTTTGACCCATCAATTGAACTTGATGAAGACCAAAGAAAAGAATATTTAAATGATGGGGTTTTTAATGGGGTAGCTAGTGAGGAAGCCACAATCTTTAAAATAAAAGCTTTATCACCAAGTGAAAGAGAAGAGGCAGAGGTTCGAGCAGGATCTTTTACACGTTCTGAACTTGGTAGAATGTTATGGATTGAGTCACCATCTGACGATAAAGAAAAAGCTCAATGGCATCATAAACTCACAGACGAAGAAAAGCACGCTCTTTCCTCCTATCAATCATATTTAAACAAAGTTTACTTAGAAATGATAAGAGCCTCTTTGATTTCCATTGATGGTGAAGAGGCAACCCTTGAGAATATACAAGCCATAAGACCAGAGTCACACAGAATACAAGCCATTACTGAACTCGTTTTACATATACAAAGAATATCTTTAGTAGGTAATGAGGGAAAATAGCCCTTGCCTCTGCTGTATGGATTCCATTTAGTAAGGGGCGCTCATGGTCATGCGACCAATGCAGATCAAAGCAAGGACTTAGAAAACTAAGGGGTAATTGTGGAGGATCATTTAAAGAAGGTTTGCCACTTGTACAAAAAGACCAAGATGGTCTTTACATACCCGGTTACAGGATTGCCCCCAATTGTGGACAAGACTACAGTGACTTAAAAGTAAGGTCTTGTCCAGTGGCAAGCATGAATAAAATGGCTAGTGTAATCACTGCATTTAATAGACATCAATCGGGCTTAATTAGATTAACTGAGGTTTTTAAGAGCCCATCATGTGCAATTTTAGAAAGCTTTGATATACTCGATCATAACACTAAAGAAATGCAAAGCCGTTTACATGACCAACAAATAAAGGACTTAAACCATGGCAGCAACTCCAGAAATTGATATTGAAATACAACTAAGTGGTGCGCAAAAAGTAGATAAACAAATAGATGGTATCACTGAGGGTTTAGAGGGACTTGGTGAAACTGGTTCTGCATTAGCCTCCTCACTCGGTGCTACTAATGAAAAGCTTGGTGAAGGTTTAGAGAATGTAGGCGGTGCTGTGGGTGAATTAAAAGAGTCTTTCAAAGGATTAGGTGCGGGCATTGCGAATCTTGGAAACACAGGTGCCAAAGGTTTTCTAGCTTTACTCGGTCCTATTGGCGCTGTGGTTGCTGCTGGTGTTTTAGTTTATGACACATTTAGACAGATCACCGGAGCAGCTCAAGAAGCTCAAGAAGCTGAGGAGGCAATGAATGCAGCATCATCAGACTTGCAATCAAAACTTGAGGCACTAGCAGAAAAAGGTGTGATACCCACAACTAAAGAGCTTGAGAAGTTTTCATTGGCAGTCATTGAGTCTCAACTTGCTAAAGAGCATTTTGAAAAAGCAATGACTAAATATAGAAAAACCTTTGAAAAGATTACACTAGCAAAAAAACAAGCGACAGATGCAGCACGTGAGGAGGCAAAATCTGAAGAGGTTGGAGGTGCGGTCTATGTACAAAATGTATTGAAGAAACAGGCGGCAGAAAGAAACCTTATTAAAGCAAGAAAAGAGTCACAAAAAGTTTTACATGAGTTTCAAAAAGTACAACAGGATACTCTTGATGAGTTGATGAGAGCTGCTGAACAAGAACAAGAGCTTGAAAAAAGATCAACAGATTCATTAAAAGCAGATGCCAAAAAACTTGCGAATCTACAAAAAGAACTTGCTTTATTAAAGGCAAAGGAACAGGCGAAAGGTGATGAACTTTTTTTACTTCAAGCAGAACATGACCAAAAACTAAGACTATTAAAGCTCGAGGAACAACTTGAAGACGCTAACCATGGTCAAGTAGAAACCATTTTAAACCTTTTAAAGTTGGAAGGAAAAGTCACACACCAGCAAGTTGAGAGACTTAGACTACAACAAAAACAAATTGAAATAATAAAAAAAGAAAAAGAAGAATCTGCAAAATTATTTCAAGCAAGAAAAAAGCAATCAGAGGCAAGATTAAAGCAACAAGTACAAGAAGCAAGGCGAGACTTGGCCTTGATGTCTCAAAATAGGATGCTTAAGATTAAACTTGAAAAAGAAGGTATTGAGCAATCAATCGCACTTGAGGAAGAGAGACACAAAGTAGGATTAAGAAGCACTAAGATATTCTCTACCGAAAGAATGATTGAGGAAAGACGTCATCAATTAGCACTCAGAGAAATCCAAAAACAAAAGACACTTGAAGAAAAACAACTCGATGACGCTCGACTTGATAAGATAAAAGAAAACAATATAAAAGAAATAGAACTAAGACACCAATTAGCAGAGGGCTTAATAGATTTAGAGGTTGATCAATCAGTCACTGATTTTGGAAAGTTGCAAGCAGATCAACAAAAAAGATTCACTTTGTTAGAACTTCAATTTAGTAAAGAAGTTGAACTCGCAAAGGCTAAAGGTGAAAGTTTAAACTCTATACAACAAAGATTTAATCTTGAGAGAACTAAACTTGAGCAAAAAAGTTTACAAGAGCAAACTGAACTATTGACAGACTACTTTGATCAATATGGCAAAGGGTTTGCAGAGGCGGCGGTAGGTGCTTTATTATTTGGTGATTCATTCCAAGAGGCAACGGCAGGGATTCTTAAAGGATTAGCTCAACAGGC